CCCGCATGGCACGATTTGTACCAGGGAGCGTATAGTGCCCTCTATGAGGACGCTCTACGTTGGATTCCCGAACTGAATCGCAAAGCGATTGACTGGGATCAAACTCAGCTCACCCGCCTAGCTTTGAATAGAGGTCGACATTATTATAATATCGATCTCCCCGAGTTCGGTAAGGTCTTTGAGGCCTCACTTGAACAAGGGCGCCTTGTGTCACATTCTTGTCCTGGGTTTGCTAGGCTCAGGACTAAGAGAGGACATGATGGGAGACCCAGACTATTCTGGGCGTTCCTGTCACGCGTATTCAAATATGATGGTTCGTTAAGGGATAGCCCTTGCACCAATTCGATATTCATGATTAGACAGCTATGCTATCTTTTCAAGAAAATTGAAGGGGATTGCAGTGAGAGTAAACTCTACACAGCAATTGGCGATCTCTACTCCGTGGAAAGCGCGATGGATAATCCTAGTCTTAACTGGGATGACCCTATCGCTCTTCCTCAGTCTCTTGACCACATTGCACTCACAGACCGACCCAACTTGGTTGGATCGTCCTGTGATTCTTTGTCTTCTCAAGACTGGAGAGGCCGAGATGGAAAGTACTACCAGCAAGTCTTCGATTTGCTTGCAGCTACTCTTCCATCGTTCGACCCCTACGGGTTACGAGGCTATCATGGACCCGGCGCTGTATCAGACGGCGGGAGAAATGAGTCTAAATACTCATTTCCCCATTGGCCTGAGAAGCTCGAGCACATCTTTCCTTTTGACTGGCACGCTTCAACCTGTTTCTTACAGGGAGAAGAGTATCCTGATCACGGGGAGGTTAGCTCTAAGCTGCTCGCTGTACCAAAGACTCAGAAAGGACCCAGGCTTATCGCCTCGGAACCAATCGCGAATCAATGGATACAACAAGCAATCGCGGCTTGGTACCTGTCCGCCTTTGATGGAGAAATGTTTTCTCGATCAATACGGATACGGAACCAACGGCTTAACCAGAAGACTGCCAGAGTGGCATCCTTTGGAAAGCTTGCAACCGTCGATTTGTCTGAGGCTTCTGACCGTATCTCATGCTTTTTGGCCGAAAGAGTTTTCAGGCGTAAGCCCGAACTTCTCCAAGCTATGATGGCATGTAGAACCGTGGCGATAACGAACGACTTAGATAAGCGTTCACCTTCCGAGTGGAAACTACGGAAGTTTTCGACCATGGGATCGGCGCTCACTTTCCCAGTGCAGTCATACATCTTCTTTGGTTTTGCTATTGCCTCCGTGCTTCGTGCACGGAGCCTCCGCATCTCCTTGGAGAATGTCATGGCTATACGTAAGGAAGTGAAGGTCTACGGGGATGATATAATTATCCCCGTGGATTCAGTCGCGAACCTGGTGGATGCATTGCATTCATCAGGCCTTAAAGTCAACACCAAAAAGTCTTTCTATCGTGGTTACTTTAGAGAGTCTTGTGGAGCGGATTTCTATCGAGGGTGTAACGTAACACCCGCGTATATCCGTAATGACTTTAACCCAAAGTCCCCGGCTTCGGTCAGTACGTTGGTCGAATGTTCCAATAACTTTCATAAGAAAGGTATGTGGAGCATTGCTTCCTTCTTACTGGCGAGGGTTCCCAAGCGCATGCTGAGAAAGCTTGCAATTGGGAATACGAAGTCGGCTATTAAGGGCATCTTTAG